CCTCAGATGTGTGATCACGGCCACGTCATCAGCGCGGAGAATCCGCTGGTCTGGGGCGAGCGGTCAGGGAGGCGGTGTTATAGCTGCCTCCACACCCTCGGCCAGCGCGTCCCTACCAAGACCGCTCATGGTGATACAGCCAACCCTCCCGCGAGGGACCCCGGCACCCGTGATCCTAGATTTGGATCACCAGCGACCATGCTCTGCCAGCGGCTGCTAGCCCAATGCTCTGATGAGCCGAACGGCTGTTGGATCTGGACAGGCCCAACGACAAAGACCTCTGACGGTCGCACGGTCCCGGTCTTTACGATGCCCATGATCCCAGGCTGGAATGACATGGAAGCCCGAGATGTTGTGTTCGTGGTGATGTTCGGCTACCCCCGCTCGAATACCCGGCTTTTTGCCGAGTGCAACAACGAGCTATGCCTCCAGCCTGACCACATGATCCAGGTGAAGCGATGACACAGATCAAACCTGAAGGCCCCTACGAGAACTGCTCAATCGGGAAGGGGAAACGGGTCCATATCGGCTACCGGATGAGCAACGGTAAGCTCAATACCCTTTGTCCTAACAGCAGTTGGGCCGAGCCTCAGCCCCTCGCCAATAAGGAGGCCGATTGCTCGACCTGCCTGCGGGAGGCCGCTCATGCCTGAGGGCAAGGCCAACTACGCCACCACGAACGTCCCGCCAGAGCGCACCCAGGCCGAGCTTCGGAAGGTCCTGAAGGCCGCTGGGTGCGGCGATATTGGCTACCGGGAGGAGAACGACCGGGCGGGTCAGCTATCCGGCTTGGTGGCTGAGTTTACGGCGACCGAGGAAGGGTCTACCTTCGGTTATCGGGTCAGGGTCCCGTTCAATTCAGCCGCCCTGATCAGGAAGCCCAAGGAATCCTGGTCACAGGCTGAGGAGCGCGAAACCAGGCGACTCTGGCGCGTTCTCTACTGGCAGGTAAAGCGTCGAATGGAGGCCATAGAGGAGGGGATCAGCGAGTTCCGGCGAGAGTTCGGCTTCGACATTGTTGACCCTGTGACGAACGTCACGGTCTGGGAGGCCATGAATAAAGGCAACTTCTTCGACCGGGTTGCTATCGGAGGCCCTGGGCTTCCTCTCCTGGAGAGCGGGCGATGATTCTCGACATCACCAAATACCTCACTGAGGAGCAACGCCGGAAGGCCTGCGAAGCCACCTACCGCGTCAGCAAGATCAACGGGCGGAGGTACACCGAGAATCATCAAAGCCCGATAGACGTAGCCCTCGGGTATGACGGTATCACCCTCGCCCCGCACGGGGATCGGTTGGCGGATCTCCTGATCAGCCTCGGGCAGGCCGATGACACCCTGAATGAGGTAAAGCGGATCAAGGAGGCTTCACGCCAGTACCACGACTGGTGGTTCGGTGACGCCGAGCCGAAAGACCTCTACCAGGCATTCAATATCCGGCCAATATCATGAGCCTGGACATCGAGTTTCCGGGCCTTACACCCCGGCAGGCTGAGGTCATGGCCCTGGCCGCAGAGGGGTACTCAAACAAGGAGATCGGGGTCGCCCTCGGGATAGCGACCTACACGGTCAACGCGACCAAGGATGCGGCCTTCAAGCGTCTGGGCCTAGAGAGCAGGCTCTCCCTTATGCCGTGGATCGTGAAGCAAGCCAAGGCGTCAGCGGTAAAGGCCTGCCACACCATAGTCCATGAGGAGCTTGCCGAAGCCCTACGCCAAGTAAAGAACACCGACCTCCCGCGACAGCAGATTGAGGACGCAAAGGCGCGAGCTGTTGGCCTCAGCCTTGTGGCCGTCAAGCTGGACGCTCTCGCAAAGGAGCAGCAACAGTGAGTATCCCAGTCGTGTTCAACATGAGTCAGATTGCCAACGACTACCAGGTGAGCAAGTCTCAGGTTCACGGCTGGATCAAAGGCCTTGATCTCAGGGCGGACTTCCAGATGCCGACAGGCTCGCTCATCTTCCTAGAGGCCAACGTCCGGGCGAATGTTCCGAGATTGAAGGCCCAGCACCGATACATCCGCAAGAAGATCAAGAAGGGTGATCAGCAGTGAACGTCATTAGCATGGGCAAAGCCCACTTCTTCTGGGAGCGAGGCTCGCGCCTCTGCTTCACGGTATTCGATGACGCGACGGTTGTGAAGTCCTGGCCTTCTGAGGACCAGATCCCGACTGCCGCTGACCTCGGCTATCCGGCCACTGATGAGGGCGTAGCCCTGATGAACCGCCACCATGAATACCTTCACTCGGCCCTCGCCTTCTGGGTTGATGGCGTGGATGTCTCGACAACCCTCTGGGCCGTCGCGCACGGGCTGAATACCGACACTGACCAGGTGCGGCATGAGGAGGAGCGAGTCCTGGAGGCCCAGAGAAGGCTGATCAAGGCCGTTCAGGATACCGGAACGCTTCATACCCTCCCGAGTGTCCTCAGGCAGGCCTACCGTGACTGTCATGAGGATCAGCGATGACCCATCAGGAGGGTCGCTATGGGCTGGCATGATTGCGATCACATGGATAAGTGCCCTGTGTGTCAGGAGGTCCGGGCAGAGCTACGGTTTACCGAGAGAGTGATGAGCCTGCTTGTTGGCGGCTGGATGGTGGTTGCCGTAGTGGTTATTGGCGCGTCATGGGGCTGGCTACCGCCCCTGATCATTCAACCGAAATAGGGGAAGGCTATGCAAGAGGAAGGGATCAGGGTCCTGGATCGTGTCGAGCTAGGCCGCAAGCTCCGCGAGGCGGAGATCGCCTGGAACGTCAAGATTCACGGCCCCATCATGTCCAAGGTCGTGCCGTTCGATAACATGACCAAGCTGGAGCAGGACAAGTATCAGGATATGGCAGTCGCTATTTACCTGATCGCCCTCGGGGACCAGCATGGATAATATCAAACCGGGGAATAGCTTCACTCCCTCAAAGGCCTGGAGAGAGGCGACCCCGGAACGGTGGGAGACGTGGGAGGAGGCCAACCGAAACCACCTGATCACGCTCTATAAGGTCGATTGGACTGGTGTCGAGACAGCCGTGTGGACAGCCTGCGGCCTGGTACCGAACTATCTTCCCTATGGCGTCAGCACTTTCAAGGCCCGCTGCCAGAAGTGCTTGAAGGCCCAGGCGGCTCATAAGGCGAAGGAGGACAAAGCCCGTGGACATTCACGAGATGAAACAGGCAGCCCGGTACTTCACGGGGCAGTATGAGGAAGACTACGACCGCTGGCTGAAGACGGCCCAATACGGCGATAAGCCCAAGCCGGAACTAGAGGATTATGTGCTGAAGGCCATCGCCTCTACCGTCGACAAAATGCGGAAGCCTGAACCAGTCGAGGCCTCCCTTGCCCGTAACCCGATCCCTGGCCTCAGCCCTGATGAACTAGGCAAGGCCGTCCGCGATCAGGGCTGGCTGCCCTGGGCTTCTCAGCAGCCCAACCCGAAGGATTCGTGGTTAGTGCCCTGGGACGACCTCAACGAGACGGATCGCGAGGCGGATAGGCAGATAGGGCTGGCCCTCCTCCAACACATCCGCAAGGCTATGACGAACTACCTGGTCAGCGGCTTAGTGGCCGGGGTCAATAACTTGATCAAAGGACAGGATCATGGGCGAAGGCCTACGGAGGGCGTTCAACATGGCGAACGGGTTCCGGTGGACCCTGATCAACACATCGACCGGGGAAGTGCTGGGGAACTTCTACACCCCGGAGGCTTTGGGCGCACGGCTAAAGGGAAGGCCAGCCGCTAGCCTGGAAGTCCTGAAGACCCAGCACGGCGAAACCGTTTATCAGAAGTCGGCCCAGAAGTGGCTGATGAGCAAAGAGAAACCAGCTCGGAGGACAGGACACATTGGCACTGACTAAGAGGGAGAGTGAGATCCTGGCGGGCTACGTCTCGTCACTCCTCCCGGCAATGAACCTCGCGCAATGGAGCGTCCGTATTCAGGTTGACCCACTAGAGGAGGACAGTGGTGCGGTCGCTCGAATCATCCCAGCATTCGGCCAGCACCGGGCAACGCTGATCCTGTGCTACGGCTTCACGGATATGAGCCTAGCCGACCAGCGTCGATACCTGGTCCACGAGCTAACCCATCTCCACCTTCAGCGCGTGTATCGGGCCTTCACAGCCGTTCAGCAGGTAGCCTCCCCCGGTGAGTTCGCCATCATGGACACAGCTATCAAGGAGGCGATAGAAACGGCCACCGATGACCTCGCCTCGGCCTGGTCTGAAAGCCTCCCGCTGATTAGCGACCCGCCAAAGGCACACGATCAGGAGTCAGGATCATGCTGAGTGACAAGGAAGCAGGCGAAATCTTCAAGCTGTTCGCGGATGAGGTCAACGACTGGGCGCGGCGACTGAAGCTCAACGGTCGCTACGAACTGAAGACCAAACTGATCCGGGGCAAGTCGTCAGACCTCCCCGGTGATATGCACGAATCAATCGCGTCCAGCATCGTGTCCTGGTACGACCCAGCAACCGAGATCCGGCTGCACGTTGACAACCTGCCTGAGGACTGGGACGACGAATATATTGAACTTCTGGCCCTTCACGAGATCAGTCACATCATGGTCGCGCCGATGATGACTGACGGGGAGGATCGGACCAAGAAGGCCGTTGAGCTAGAGGAGATGGCTGTTGAGGTTGTCAGTCGTTCCCTTAGGGAGGCCTATCGATCAGGGATCGATGCTGTGAAGGGGATTCCAGGTGTCTAATCGCATCTGCCCCTCCTGTGGGTCGGAAGACTTTTACCCCTCTGGAGGCTGTAAGCCCTGCAATGCGAAGCGGGTTGCCTTGCGGAGGATCAGGAATAGCTTCGGGAGGAAGGAGCGGCTACCGTGCCGGGTGTGCGGTGAGGTCAATCGTTATCCTACCGGGGACTGTAAGACCTGTGCGGTAAAGCGGCGGAAGCAGCTAGCCCTCAGGCGTCGTCATAGCGAGATGCTCTCCTAGCCGTACAATCCCCGCATGACACCGCAAGAGCTACGATCCATGCTGGCCCGATCAGTTCAACGACGAACTATCGGGCCTCTTGCTGCGGCGGACCTCCTGAAGAATCCCCCGGCTGATCGCCTCCTTCCGAACCCCTCCGCGATCAGACCCCTTGATCGAGACACGATCCTGGATAGCCTCAAAGGACGATGGCCGGGATCGGAAGCCCTGGCACGCCGAACCCCTTCAATGGCTGAGAGAGCTAAGATGCGGGACGCCCTCAACGCTCAGTACGAGAAGCAGGTAAAGGGCCTCGCAGACTCTCTAGCAGCAGGCCGCATCACCCTCCCTCGGTGGCACGACCGCATGATCAAGGCCACCAGCACCAACATGATCCGGCACACGATGATCGGGCGCGGCGGTGGTATCCCTCAGGCGTCAGAGATCCCAGGGCTTGATCAGCGTATCCAGACCCAGCACGCCTTCCTTCAGCGGTTTGCGGAGCAGCTATCGATCTCCTCTATCCAGGGCACCCTTCCCTCAGCCGCCTACATCGGCAACCGAGCGAGCATGTACGGCGGGGCTGGTCAGGCTGAGTGGTGGAGGGCCGCGATGGTAGACGCTCCCAGAGTGAGGTACATCGCCCGAGATGACGGCGGGACATGCGGCCCCTGCCTGAACGCTGAGGGGGTGTACGACGCTACCCAGGACTTCCCCCTGCCCGGTGAGGTATGCCTGGGCCGCCACCGTTGCCGCTGTAAGCTCGAACCTGCCTAATCAATTTGATCCGAAGCCTTGATCATCTTCGTGGTATCTGTCATACTCATGACACAACGAACCACGGAGGACAAAGACATGGCTACCAAGACCCAGGCGATCAAGACCCAGGCGATGACCACCAACGAGCTAGAGGTCGCCATCCAGAACGCAACGGATGAGCTTCAGTCGGTGATTGAGAACGAAGGGGAGGTCCGGGCTGAGTACTCCTGGGTAGAGGCCGGGAGCTACTACACCCGCGACCTCTACCAGGGGATCGCGAATAGCAAGGCCAAGCTGGAGAAGCAAGTAAAAGCCCTGACCTCTGAGGCCACTAGCCGAGGGCTGAAGATGTACCAGGGACGCCTCTGGGCGACTGACCTGGTAGACCGCTGGGAAGCCAAGGACCGCGAAGAGTGGGAGAACAATATCCCGTTTTAGGCGAAACCCCTTCGGGGGTCTGCGGGGCTAGCCCTACCCGCACTGATGAGCCAGGGCACGGAGGACAATCATGGCGATAGAGGTCAGCACCCGACTGTTCGAGTATTCACACGGCAAGAGGCCCCGAGGCTACGGGTACTGGCTTCTCGACCTCACGAAGGGGCGAACCACTTTGGAGCAGTTCGGTCACACCGGGAACTACAGCGAAGCCGTGAAGCTCGCAAAGGCCCAGGCCAAAAAGATCGGCGCATGGGAGGTCACTGTCTACCCCTAGTCGTATACTTCCCTCGCTTACCACTTGCACAGCCCTGACCCTGAGACACCTCGGGATCAGGGCTTCTTTTATGCCCAGTGCGGCATATACCCCTTCGTGTACCATTGACAGCACTGCCGGGAAGGTGGTAAACGAAGGGGAGCAGATCCAATGTTCCGATCAACGACCGGGATTGTCTGGCGAGTTAGCCCGAAGACCTTCAAGGGTTGGGAAGCTAAAGGAGCAGGACAAGGAGCCGGGAAGTCCAACACCACGGACTCTAGTGGTGGCACCGGAGACAGCACCGACAACGCTGGTGGCGACGACAACCCGGATGGCGATGACCAGTCTGGGGACGATGAAGACCCAAAGCCTGACCCAAAATCCGTAGCCAAATACTCTGACAACGATATGGCAGCCTTCCGTCGAAAGATGGAGAAGGAAGCTAAGGACAAGGCTGATAAGGCCAAGCAGGACGCTGAGGACGCTACAGCGGTCGAGCAGGGTAAAGCGAAGGAGCTTGCGGAGCGGTACAAGGCCCGGATCGATGTCCTGGAGCCTGAACACACCCGCATGGCAGAAGTGATCAATTCCTTCGTTGATGCCCAGATCACCGACTGGCCCCCGAGCCTGAAGAAGCTGATCCCGGTTGAGGGTGAGGCTATCGCCCGGTACGAGGCCTATGAGCGTTCCCAGGAGGCCGCTACAGAGATGCTGGCGAGCAAGAAGGGGAAGGATGGGGGCGATGGTCGATCCTCAGGGAACGGCCAGGATGCCAACCGCGAGAATCCTCCGCCGAGGCGTCAACAGAACGACGCTGACGACGATAACAGCCCAGAGGCGAATGCTGGTAGCAGGAACGTCCTGAGGGCGTGGTAAGGGGTAAAACATGGCGAACCTGAACCTGGTTACGGCCAACCAAGTCTCCCAGCTAGAGGTCTACACCGATCAGCATAGTGCCCCGACTGGTGAAGGTATCACCGCTGGCATGGCCGTTCGGTTCGACACCACGACAGGCCTCTGGATGATGGCGAACGCGAGCGATGCGGCGAATAGCGCGAGCCTCTTTGGTATCGCGGTCGAAACCGTCTCGGCCCCGTTCACCGTCACAGCGATCCGCAAGGGCAAGATGGACGGCTGGGATCTGTCGGACCTGGATTACGGCGATCCCGTCTACCTCAGCAATACTGATGGTCGGCTCGCTGACGCAGCAGGCACCATCCCGATCATCATCGGATTCGTCATGCCAGCGTTCGGTCAAAGCCGAGGCGCGGCCCCAGACAAAATCCTCTGGGTTGATGTTGCCGCAGGGCAAATGGCAGCCCTCCAGATCGACGCGATCCCGTAAGGGATTAGCTCACTCAGGACCAAAGAGGAGAACGGAGAGATCAATGGCTAACGAACTGCTCTGGGGCTTCTATAAGGGCCTCCGCGACCAGATCAACGTCCCGGTTACTCAGGTGCCTGCACAGACCATTTCGCAGGCCATTGAGACTTCCCTTGCCCGGTACAACACCGAATCGGTGCGGATGCAGGGTATCTTCCTGGACACCACCACCGACCACACGCGGCGGTACGAGACTGCCGGAATCACGCGAAACCAGCCGCTCGATGCGGTAGGCCGCGCCCTGGCGAACCGTGCTGGCGGTTACTACGATATTGGCCTCCCGCTCCGCCGATCCGGTAACGCCTTCGGCTACGACTGGGAAGCCTTTCAGGAATTGACCGTCCAGCAGGTGAACAATCGCCTCTCGACCATGATGATCGGTGACATTCGATGGAACCGGGATCACATGCTCGCGGCCATCTTCACCAACGTCTCGTATAACTTCACTGACGAGCGGTGGGGCACCATCGTCGTGAAGCCGATGGCGAACGGTGACACCGACAAGTACCTGATCACATCAGGCAACGAGCAGGGCATCACCGATAACCACTACCTCTTCCAGAACGCCGCGATTTCGGATGCGGCCAACCCGCTTCCCACAATCAAGAACGAACTACTGGAACACCCTGAGAACGGTGGGGACGTGATCCTGTTCCACGGAACGGACCTCACTGATGACTTCATGGGCCTTGCAGGGTTCGTGACGAAGGGCGACCCCAACGTTCGGCCAGGGACCGCAACGGACACCCTGATCGGGGATCTCGGGGTTCAGGTTCCGGGCCGTCTCTACGGCTACTGTGACGGCGTGTGGCTGGTTGAGTGGAGCCAGATCCCGGCCAACTATGCCATCGGCGTGACCTCCGCCCCGACTGCTCCTCCGCTGCTCATGCGCCAGCCTACAAACGTTGCCCTTCAAGGCTTCAAGCAGGTCGGCCAGCGCGAGGACTTCCCGTGGTACGAACGTCAGTTCCGGCGTTATGCTGGCTACGGCGGGAACAACCGTGTCGGTGCGGTGGCTATCCGCTTCGGCGCAGGGTCCTACGCGATCCCGGCCAACTTCACGGCACCGCTGCCCAACTAATCCGGGGCAACAGAAGACCTTCAGCCCGTCCAGCAATGGGCGGGCTGTTTTTGTAAGGGGTAACTATGGTTGCGGCTACAGTAGAAGCCCGCTGGCGACAGCAGGCGATCAGCCAGGGCCTCACGGCCATCCAAAAGCTAGTCGAGCAAGGAAAGCTCCCGAAGAAGTACGGGGAGCCTGTGAAGACCCGCGCCGTAGTTCGGGAGATCCACCAGGCACGCCAGATGGCGGACGCCCTGAACAAGCTCGCTGGCCTTCCAGCGATTGACTGGGGCGGAAGCTCCTCTGATCGCCCATCCCCCATTCAGGAACACCTGGAGCTAACCGGAAACCCTGCGAAGGACTACCAGGTTATTCGGGCGGCTCATGAGCGACAGGCGGCTGAGGGCAATCAAACCCTGAAGGGTGTTGAGCTTCCAGAGATTCCTGATGTCCCCGAGGAGGATCTGGCTGAGATCAAGGAGCTTGATCAGGGCCAGCCTGAGGGTATGGACATCAACGAGGCCCAGGCTATCGACCCGAATACCGGACTGATGGCCCCGAAGCCCATCGTGCGGGATCAGGAGGATGACGATCACGGCGGTCGTTACGGGGATGACCTGATCCCGGCCAACGAGATTGATCCTGACCCTGAAACAGATGAGGATGAGGTTCAGGATGTCACCGAGACGACCGAGGAAGACGAAACCCCGGAAGATGAAACCGTGGAGCCGCTGGCCCTAACCCCACCAGGCGCGGAGCAGGGCGGAGAGGTCGTCGCTCCTGTGGTGGAGAAGGAGAAGGCTTCTCCGAAGCGCACCCGGCCCCGCGCCTCGTATGTCGCTGGGCAGCCGCAGGAATAGCCCATGAATCGGACTGAAATGGCGTCCTATCTGGACGCCTGGGTTCCAGAGCTAAAGGCGGACCTGAAGCTCGCCAATTGGAACGCGATTATCGATCAGGTACTCCGCGAGTCCGGGGTGCCTGAGGAGGACGTTCCTACCGGGTCAACCCAGGAGTCCGATGACGAGCTTACCCGCCTGCTCCTCCTCTGGTGGGCGTATGAGCGGGGCCTCAATGCGCTTCAGCTACGGGTAGCCTTCAGCGTGGGAAACCCGTCTACCTCTATCCAGGCCAACCAAGCCTATGAGATGGTCAAGAAGATGCAGGATGCGGTAGATGCTCGACTAGTCGCCTTCGGGCGGTCGATGAACGGCATTACTTCCGGCAACGTCCTGACGAACTGGCTGGCTGTTGAGCCAGTGATCTAGGAGTGTGATCAAATGGGCGGAAAATCACGTAACGGCAAGGGCCAGTTCACTCCCCGCAAGAAGGGCGGCAAAGGCTCTGGCGGCAAGACCCTGAGGAAGTAATGGTCAGCGAGGCCATGCTCGATCACGCCCGGAGGCTTCAGGAATCGCTGATGCCGAACCGCTGCACCATCCTGGTTGCGGCCTCGGCTGAAGACTCTCCTACGGGCACCACCAGGAAGGGGTACACCCCGGCTAGCTATTCGGAGCCTGCTTCGATACCTTGCCGGGTTCAGCCTGGGACTGGAAGGGAATACACCCGCCTGGATGTGGTGATCGCTGATATGGAAACTTGGACCGTCACGGTGCCTGCGGGTACTGAGGTCAAACAGGCTGACCGGATCGCGATCAAGGACCATACCCCGGCTATCCTGGATGTCGAATACATCAGCAACGGCGGGAGCTTTGAAACCGCCGTTGTGCTGATCTGCACCAAGGCGAGCTAATGGTCAACCCGAACCGCCCTCTCGCGGCGACTACCCAGGCCCGTCGCGGTGCCCAGATCGGGGACGCGATGGGTACTGGTCCCTTTGGGGCCGGCCTGTCAATCACGGTCAGGTTCAATAAGCTACCCGCCTATGCGGACGGTCTGGGCCGTCGAGCGCGAGCAGCAACATTCAAGTTTCTGGAGCGGGTTCGGGAATCGATCAGGGCGAAGATGCGGGAGCCGAAAACTGGTCGCATCTACGTCAGGAACGGGAAGGTCCACCAGGCGTCTGCTGCCGGGGAAGCCCCCGCAATTCAGTCCGGTGAAACATACAGGAGTATCCAGGTGCGGAATATCGGTCTAGGCGGGAGCGCACAGATCAGTATCGGCGGGGCCGCGAAGTTCCTCAAAGGGACACGCCGCATGGCCCCTCGCTGGATGCTAGAGGATGAGATCCGGGAGCAGCGGCCAGCCTTCCAGCGCGAGATAGCCGCCTCGGTCAGGTTCAGGGAGGACTAGCCTATGCCGTCAATGGGGACAGAGCAGCCGTATATCCAGATGTGGCTGATCGCCAAGCTCAGGGCTGATGCCTTTATTCAGGATTCCTATGTCGAGGGCCGGGTGTACGAGCAACCAGGGGATGTATCGCTCCTACCAGCGATCCTGGTAGAGGCCACTCCTGATCAGTCGGATAGTCTGACCCAGCGTGGCGGCATAGAACGCGCTGAAGTAGTGTTCTCGATTGACGCTGTGACGGAGGGGGACGACCTCGCGCCGTTGATCCCGGTTATGGATAGGGTGAATATCCTCCTCAGCCGGGTCTTCAACGACATCTGGACATCCCCGGACCTGGGAGGCGGCTACACTGGCAAGCTCACGGTGTTCAAAGTTACCCGGCAGGCACAGCTACCGGGGAGAACCGAGAGCGGTGATCAAATCTTCCGATCACTCGGGGGAGAATGGCGATTCCGAGTCCAGGTTGAGCTTACAGGCGACGTAACCGCCTAGGAGGATTGCATGTCTCAGGATACCGTTCACCAGGGCGTACAGGTTGGCCTGGAAACCGTGAAGGGCACTGCCGTAGCCGCGACCAAGCGGTTCAGTAGCCTCGGGTTCACCTGGAACGACCAGAACACCATTCAGCGCGTGCGGCCTATCGGTCGGCTGCTCGAAACAGGCGCGAACCGCAACCGCCAGTGGACCGAGATGACGGGCCAGGGGGCCTTCAACTTCAACGAGGGCAGCTTCCTATTCGACAGCCTGATCAAGACCGCTACACCCGTGAATGGTGCTGGTGGCGATGCTGGTGCTTGGACCCGGATCTATACCCTGAATAACTTCGGGGCTGATGCCTACTCCGCCGCGACGTTTGAGCGAGGCATTCCGGGGGCCTCAGGAGCTAGGGCAGCCTGGGGTCACTGTATCGGCGCGGAGCTAACCGCCAACAGCGAAGACCTCTCAGTATCGAGCGACTGGCTCGCCCGCGAAACCGTCCGGGAACACACCGTTACTAGCGTAGGCGTGACGGACTTCCCTGATAACCGTGCGTTCAGCAACATGGTCAACATCTATATTGACGAGGATGTTGACGATCTGGGGGACACACAGATCGCGGACCCGTGGGCTTCCGCGTGGCGGCTTCAGGGAAGGCGCGGGAAGGCTTCAAGCCTGAACCGGGCGAATAAGTCCTGGAGCAAGGCCCCTACCCTTGCGCCGACTGCCGAGTTTGATATTCGCGTGAGTAATGACAGTGACGCGGATATGTTCGAGGACTACCTGGACAGCCAGGAGTTTCTATACATCCGGTGGCAGGCGCAAGGTCCATTGATCGTCGGGACAAAGAACTACCTCCTCCAGTTCGATATGGCCTGCAAGGTTGTTCAGCCCTCGGCCCCGGCTGACGAGCAGGGGATCGACAGCAAGCTCTATACCCTCGTCATGGCCTATGACAGCGACTGGGCGAAGGGTTTCGAGGTCACGCTCGTCAACAAGATGGCGACCAGCTTCGCCGCATAGATCCAGGCGTTAGGCTGGATCGCGTTGGATCGATCCAGCCTCCTGAGGGAGTGAGAGATGGCAGAGCCGAAGATCATGGACGCTGACACTATTCGAGCGACCGAGGTCGCGCTTACCCCTGTGAAGGAGGAGCGGCGAGTACGGATCAGCGGCCCGTCACGGTACAATCCGTCAGACCAGGTAGATAGGCTCGTCACCGTAAAGGCCTTCCACAAGAAGTGGGAGGCTGATGGCTTCAAGATCACATCTTGGGACAACGGGGAGGAATACCTCTCGCCTGATGACATCAAAGCAAGGAAGGCTGAGGAAGCGGAGGCCAAGAAGAAGGCCAGCGAAACCCCAGCCAACTAGCTAAGGGAAGGCAGCAGATGGCATTTCAACTGGAATCACTCGCGGATAAGGTGAAGGACACCACTCTGTATTACGGGGTGGAATACGGCGAGCCGATGCCGATCAAGGTGTCGTACAAGCCAGAGATCCTGGAACTGAAGGAGTATGACGCGATGGTCGGGTCGGACGAAAAGGTCCTAACCCCATCGACCGTCGCGTACATGCAAAAGGTCATTGTCTCCTGGGACATCACGACCAAAGAAGGGCCGCTGCCGATCACTGAGGAAGGGATCGGGAAGCTAGGCCAGAAGTTGAGCCAGTGGCTTATCACTGAGCTATTCAAGGACTCCCGCCCAAACGCTCAGACGCAGACGCAATCGAACAATGGTTCAAAGGGCCGGAAGTAGGATCACCGCCAGGGAAGCGTGACGAGCTATTCGCAGCCTTGCCCTGGTGGTTTCCCTCCTCCTACCTCTGCGTTCTGCTAGAGCAGCCATACTCAGTCATGGCCTCGGAGTCGTATATCTGGGGCCAGCGCATCATAACTACCGCTGAGGCCTTTCATAGGGCCACAAACCGGGTGTTGGGAAGGCAGCCGGGTCGCCAGTTCGGTGACTTCAGCAGACCTCGCATCTAGGTGGTGATCAGTGGTACTGGTAGCCGATCTCGTAGCCCGTGTAACGGCTGATACTGTTCAGGCTTCCAGGAATATCCTGTCATTCGGCCAGAACCTACTGTCTATGGGAGGGCAGGCGGGTCTGGCCGTTTTTGGTTTGACGGAGCTTGCCTCTGCCGGGGCTAACATCGTCACAGGCTTCCTCAGCGGTGCTGCTGAGATGGAGCGATACCAGACCCAGATGACGACCCTGATGGGGTCTGCGGACGCAGCGAAGGATCGGCTAGAGGAACTAGCCGTTTTCGGTGCCTCTACCCCGTTCGAGCTTCCCGAACTGGTCCGGGCCGAGAAGGTACTCCAGGGTTTCGGGTTGACTGGTCAGAAGGCCTTCCAGATGACCGGAATGGCCTACGAAGACTTCTTCACGCGGGTTGGTGACATCTCTGCGGGTGTCGGCAAGCCGTTCGAGGAGGTCGCCCTTACTTTCGCCAAGTTCTCCTCTGGCGCGACAGGTGAGGCGATCAGCCGCCTTCAGGAGCTTGGTATTGCAACCCGCGAGCAGATGGCGGGGTTGGGTGTCGAGTTTAGTAAGTCGGGAGAGCTTCTAAGCCCGATCCCGGTTGCTATGCAGGCCGTCATGACCCTGACCGAGAGCAAGTTTGCTGGTGGTATGCAAAAGCTCTCGGAAACCTTTGAGGGCCGACTGTCTACGCTCCAGGACTCCTGGGGCGGACTCATGCGCACCCTAGGAACGCCACTCCTCGCCTTTGCTGGGCCTGCGGTTCAGGGCCTCAGCGACTTTATCGGTGGCCCGATCACGGACCTTGCGGAGAGGGTAGGCCCGAAGTTCTCAGAGGCGGGAGAGCGCGTCGGGGCTATCTTCGAGCGACTACAGCCCGTCATTCAGGTCGGCAGGGATGCCGTTCAGACCTTCCAGGATGCTCTCTCGGGCAACTGGACCGCGAACGCCGATACCGTCTTCCCGCTCGTCAATAGCATCGGCCTCCTAGGGACCAGCATCCGCGAGCAGGTACTCCCTGCCTGGAATGACTTCACGACCTGGTTCGCTGGGGATGGCGGCAGCAAGATCCAGCCTTTTGTCGACACAATGATCTCGCTGGCCTCAGTCGCCCTTCCTGCGGTAGGCCGAGGGCTTCAGCTAGCTATCGAGACGGCTGGGCCGTTCGCGGCGATGCTGATCTCCTCCATCCGCCCAGCAATGGAATCGGTAGGCGGCTATATCTCAGGCACCCTTATCCCCGCCGTTCAGGGTGTCGCCAACTTCCTCGGCCCCTTCATTCAGCCGATGCTGGAGAACGTTGGCGGGGCCTTCACAAACCTGAGCGAGCAGATGGGGCCTCTGGCCGATACCCTGGGGCCGCTCGCCTCAGCCTTCGGGGAGCTAGGCAATGCCCTCTCCCCCGTCGCGGTCCTGATCGGTGGCGTTCTGGTTGCTGGCCTCGTGTCGGCCTGGGAAGTCATCAGCGGCCTCCTCATGGGAATGCCGACTGCTGTAAAGGGCTTCGTAGAGGGCGTCACAACGGTCGTCGGGGGCCTCGCGGACATCATCGGTGGTGTCGTAGGCATCGTGACCGGGATCATCGCCGGGGACTGGACCGGGGCCTGGAACAGCGCGGGTCAGGTCGTCCAGGGTGCCTGGTCGGTGATCGAGGGCATCGCTACCGCTGGGGCTGGGCTAGTCCTCGGCATCATTACCGGGTTCGTCTCGGCTGGGATCAATATCCTCAGCCAGCTAGTCCCCGGTGCCCGTGACGAGCTTCAGAAGTTCAAGAATGCGTTCGTTGACGCGATCCAGTCTATCGACGTTGGGCAGATGATCCGTCAGCAGATGAATAACATGATCAAGGGGATCACGGATAGCCTGCCGGGGATCGCGTCAGCCCTGGCCCAGCTTCGCGGCCTGTTCCCATCTAGTCCCGCAAAGTGGGGGCCGTGGTCGAGCTTGCCGGATTGGGATTCAGCGTTCAATACGCTGGCCCCTGCTATCGGCGACGCGACTAGGGAAACCCTACGCGGTCTGACGACACTAGAGCATGACAGCATCAGCATGGCCTCGGGCCTCGCTGAAGGCCTCAGGAACGCTCGAAGCAGCGCGGGCGACATGATAGGGGCTTATACGCAGGAAAACGGCCCAGAAGCGTTGCTGGACGGCATAGGGCCACGGCTCACTCAGTTGCTCGAAAGCCTGAACCAGCGTATCGGCCCCTCCGAGAGCGGGGTCAATACCGCGCTGAAGGAGATCGGCGCACCTGAGGCTCCGGTCGGGAGCGATCGAACCTTTGGATCACAGGCACCACAGGACGCAAAGGCGCAGGTAAAGACCCTGACCCTGACGGTCCCTGTGACCTTCAGCGGCAACCGCTTTGGGCTTGGCCCAGAAGACAACCTGACGCCCCGCGACATTGAGCGTATCGTGGATATGGTGCTACCTTCCCTGGTAGTCGAGATCGCGAAGCTCATGGGCGACGAGGATGAGGAATAATGCCTGCACCCTTCTTTGTGTCGATCCAGGCTACTGACGATGCGCTCGATATTCCTCTCGGGTACGAGCCAAATGATCATGACCCGATAGAGCGAGTGAAGACCCGCAGGCTATCTGGCCTTGATCACTACTCAGGGAAGCCTGGAGTGGTGCTGATCTGGGATGTGATGGACTTCGCTACCTGGGCACATCTTCAAGAGGTCACAGGAGGTCGCGGGGTAGCGTCCCAGAATGGATACCTCCGTTTTATCGACCTAGAAGACACGTCCGGGAATGAGGTCTGGGTAGACTACGCTTGCATTCTGGACAAGCCGATAGGCAAGCTCTCTGAAGACTTCCCAGGATCAGTTGGCAGGATCACCATGTCGATCAGGGAACTAACCGTCTTGCAGCTTGCGGAGTAAGGGGTTCACATGGCCGTTCCTACAGCCCTCACCTGTCTAGTCCCGCCGAACACTGTAGGGAACGAAAGCCCTGTCGGTGGCCGCGATATTGGTAGCGGTGAGTTCGCCGCGATGGTCCTGATGTACGGGCAGACACCAGGCGGGGTAGTGAAACCCTTCCTGATGACCGATGACGGCCTGACCTTCATTCCGCCTGCTACTGAGGAGCTTTGGGCTAACGCGACCTCCCTCGGGGACGCGATCCTGGCAGGAGCCACAAAGACGCTGGCGAATAACGTTGACCTCTTTACTCGCCAGTGGGTCGTCGGTGCCCTCAGGTTCACCCAGGCATGGGAATTTTGGATCGAGTGGTCTGCGATGGACCCCTACGATGATGACTACTCCGTGAAGGATGACGTGACGGTCCTCGCAGCCGGGGATCGGTTCAAGCCCGATACCCCTCGCCGCGCCAGGTACGCCTCAGTCTTCGTGAAGAACACCAGTGGCTCAACAGGCTACCTCTTTGGCAGCGTCCTGGCTGAGAACAGCGGAGCGATCTAATGGCAGTCAAAGTATGGTCTGGCCGAGGGGCGCGAGGACTCAATCCTGGCGCACAGGGCAGTGACCTCACCCTGTCGGGGCCGCTGGTCGCTGAAGATATTCAGGCTATTGACGACCTGGTTGTCGGGGACGATCTCTTTGTTGGCGGGGACGCCTCAATCACAGGCGACCTCACTGTTGACGACATTACTGCTGACGTGGTTGTCGCTGCCGATGCGAGCATCACCGTCGTCCAGGCTGGATCAGGAAACAAGGCAACCGCTGGTCCATTGCGCCTTCCGAACAACGGGGCGGCAACAGCCCGAAATGCAGGCAACAGCGCAAATATCGAGCTGATCAAGGCTGATGCTTCGGACGATATTCTTTTCGGTCAACGCCCGTATGCAACGGTGTCTGCCGTCAAGGAGATACTGCCTCTTTACAGGGAGATCGGGCGTGCCGTCAATCAATGCATCAATGGCGGGTTTGACGTATGGCAGCGCGGTAACGGCGCGTTTACGACAACCAACGCATACGGCCCGGATCGGTGGCAGTTGTCGATAGGTGCTAGCAGCACAATGTCAGTGTCTCGTGATAGCACCAACATGGATGTTGGATCGGCGTACTGCGCTGCTATTACCTACACGCACACAAACACCAGCTATCTCCAGCAAATAGCAGGAAATGATCATCTTGCGCTCAAAGGGCGCACCGTGTCATTTTCGATCCGAGTCAAAACATCTGTAGCCAACAAGATACGGGCGACCATTCAAGTATCCGGTGGCACGAGATCCTATAGCGCGTACCACACAGGCAGCGGAGCGTATGAAACATTACGAGTAACCGCAACTCTTTCGACCGATAGTACGTGCAATATCGGCGTTTCGCTTGAAGGCACCGGAACGTACTACGTTGACAATGCGATGTTAGTGGACGGATCAACAGCTATCGATTTTGTTCCGACGCCAGCGGGACCCGATCTAGATGCCTGCATGCGGTATATGCAATGGCTCTGTAAAAGAGACGCGACGTACAACCGCGTTGCTTTCGGTATGGCCCAGAACACAAGCGGTGGGTTTGTTATGATCCGGCTGCCTGTCCAAATGGGCGGTATTCCGTCGATGACCGTCTCAAATGTCGGTGGGTTTAGCATCTATACACCCAGCACAATCGTCGGCGCAAGCTCCTTGTCACTGGATGCAAGCTCGTCAAGCTCGCGGGACCTAAACATGAACTACGCATGCAGTTCTGGCCCTGCGGCTGGATCACTCATCCTCTTGTATGACGCGGGTGGCGGGACGGTCCCCTCGGCGTATGTGGAGTGGAACCCATGATCAGTGCTGCTGTGAATAGGCAGAAGGAGGGCCTCGTGGTCCTCCTGAGGCATGACGACCACCAGACAACTTTTCCCCTCGCAGACCTCTCGGTCCCCGATGGAACACACGGCCCAGGGTCATCTATTGTGCTTACGTGCGGAGAGTGCGGCCTCTCCGTCTCTCACCCGATTGACGGAGGAGGGGATCCTGATACCGTTCAGCGGCTCGCTGTCTTGCTTCAGTCAGGCAAAGAGAGCGGCACAGTTTCACAGCGAGTGGCCAAGGCCAGGTCGAAGATCAAAGCCATGATCAACGGGCGAAACCCTGGGCGATGGCGTAGTGAGATTGAGGACGAAACCGAGTCCGATATGATCAACTTCCGCGAGCGAATGGCGGCTCGGGCGGCTGAGGACACAGCACGGTCAGAGTCAGAACACGATGCCCGGATCAAGCGCGAATCTGACGAGCGAGAGGCCATCCAGAAGCGTCAGGCCCAGGAGCAGAAAGACGCGGAAGCCGCAGAGGAAGCCCGAATAACCCAAAGGGAAAACGACCGCAAAGCCCGCGAGGCGCGGCTGGCTGAGAAACAGGCCGAGCGACTGAACCGCCTAGAGAACAAGGTGATCGGTCGATAGGGGCGATACTTAGCCCCTGACCAAGCAAGAGGGGTTGATCGTGTTCTTTGATCTCACGGCCAAGCGGGAGGAGTCGCAGATTCGAATCCTGCTTGGCCCTCCTCGTCTCTACGTCCTGAACAGTACGGTCGGCCAGGGCATCGCCCCTGTCACGACAGCAGCAACCCTCCTGACAGCCATCTTTGAAACCCATGATGGCGTGATGCAGCTCAACAGCACCGCAGCCTTCTTCAGTCACGGCATGGTCTTCTTGGAAGACAACCTCGGCCAACTGAACGGTTTCACCTACGAAGCTAAGAGCGGGAACTACCTCGTCGGGGTACGCAGGCTCTACGGGACTACCGACTACTACCAGGCCGGATCAGGCGTCAGCCAGTGGCGCGACATCACGGACCTCTGTGGCCTCCCGGTCAATGTCACCGGGCAGGTATCCGGCTCGCTCGGCACCTGGTCGTTTGAGCTAAAGGGCGATCAGTGGGACCGACTGATCCAAGCTCCTGATATGACCTGTCTAGTTATCAAGCGGCATCGGAATAGCACCTTCTTCGACCTCAACGACCCGGACTCCTGGGGGCCGTGGATGGTTCATGCGCTGGGCTACTTCGGGCCTGTCTCAGCCGCAGGCAAGCCGAACACCAGTCAGGATAGCTCCGAGTGGAATGTGACGGTCTTTGGTGAGGATTACTACCTGGAGCAACTGGCAACGGTCCCAGGGGTCTATGGCGTCGAGGAGGTCTTCGGCGTTGACACAGTGAGCAGTGAAGTCACTGACCCGTCCCAGGTGCCTGATGAAGGGAACGGCTCGGTCCCGCCTACAGCCGCAGCCCTCAGCGACAAGAACCGGAATACCGCATGGAGGTCGAGCGGGACGCCTACGCTGGATGAACCGCTCCTGCCGAGGCCTGTGAACTACCAGGTATCAATCCCCCCGAACCCGAACTGGGCGGGAGGCCTCGGGCTTCGGATTCAGCAGGTATACCCTGAGGGGTATCCGTCGTTTCAGGAATCGCCAGCGGTCGGGGCTTGGATCGAGGTGTATAACTCGATGCCTGAGGAGAACAGCACCCCGTTTGATACCGCAGGGCAGCCGACCGACGCGCTCACCTGGGGGATGTATGACCTCTCCCAGTATATGCTCCAGTTCCCCGGATCGATCCTGATCCGCACTGGCGGGCCGAACGGCCTTCCCCCTTTGACCATGCTTGGCCCTGGTCGAGGGGCGATCTTCTGCTACGACCGCAAAGCCTTCCTCGCTCGCTGGCGCGTGCCTGAGAACTATGAGGTCTACGAGTGGAGGCGATGGGACGGCTGGTATCCCGGAGTCCCGGTCGGCCAGTGGGTTCGCGGTGCTGGAAGTTACGGTGTCCTTTCGCGGAAGGGCGGCTATGTCGCTATTCGGGGGACCTACTCAAATAACGGCCAGTGGCGCGGATTCTGGGAGGACTTCGTTGCCTGGGGCAACATCACGGTCCCTGCCCAATTCCTCTATAAGCGAGGCGAAGACGAGAACCTGGAGCAGAACGCAGGGGTCTTCAGGGCGCAGCGCGTCTGGATCACCCGCAACCCCTCAACGCCCTGGTTTGAAGCAGGCACCCCTGGCGTCACGGTAAAGCCTGGAGGCCTCCGGGACGGCACGAGCATTCGCCGGGTCAATGCTCAGGGCGGGGGAGTATTCCGAGATGATCCCGACGATGGGGCTGACGGGGACTTCTACGCCCACGATTCAGCCTCAGCCCTGGACTGGGAGGAGTTACTGGTTCCGATCATTGGGCAGCAGGCCCCAGCCCTCAGCGTCGAGTGGGCAGAACGGGACCTGGGCGAGTTCCCCGCCGCGACAGTGGTTGAGGATAACACCGCGTTCAATGGGCAGATCGTCGTAGGGGCCGGGGAAGCTCTGGAGTATGAGCCAGCCCTATTCCCTGGTGAAACCGTCGTGGCGAACGGGGGGCAGGTCGAGTTTCTGTACGACTACCGCGACAGCGATACCTTCTACGGGGTCACAAAGATCCGAGGGAACGGGGTCGATGTAACAGGCAGCGAACTGAAGATGAAGGTAAACGTAGCTATCGACGGGCAGGCCCCGAAGTGGCGAATAGCGAACCTCTACGCCCTTCAGTCTATCCAGCTTGAACGCTGGTATACCCCTCCCTCAGCCGTTACGGTGGCAGATATGACGGTCGGGCTATCGGTCGCGGTCATGCCTGGAGAAGCCCGTCGATTCCCTGAATCGGGCACCTTCTCGATCCAGTCAGACCCTAACTCGATCAAGTCCCGCAGGGTCTTCGCTTATACGTCCCGTGATGACAGCACCTTCTACGGCCTGTCGCTCGTCAGCGGCCCTTCCTTCGTGATCAGAGCACAGAACACGCTGGTCTACGGTGACAGCGCGAGCTACCCAGATCGGTTCAAGGTCCTGATCGCCAAAGAGGACACGAACATCGACGCCCTGACGAACTACGGCAATAACCCTGGCTGGTTCCTTGCCAACCCCTCAACCTCAGGAGGAGGGAATAGTCGGAACTGGGTGTCAAAGGTCAACCTGGCCGGATCAAGCCAGAGGGTCAGGAAGTTCCGCGTGGTGATCGAACACATGAGCAACGGGGGGCAGGCAGCCCTCACGAGCCTGCGGAGCTTCAGGGCACCACGGCGGATCATCCGTGACGGCCCGTCGTGCAGCCGCGCCGTCACCGGGCCGTATACAGGCGCGAGCTTCTGTCAGGATATTCTGCTCAATGCGGGAGTGGAGCCGTACCGGATCAAGGCCACCGGGGGCAGGCCCATTCTCAATGACCAGGTATCAGCCGGGAACGTGAAGGAGGCCCTGGATAAGGCCGCCCAGAAGCACGGCCTGGTTATCAATATCGACAAGACCGGAGTGTTCTACATCTTCGATGATCCGAGGATTGGATCAACCGGGTGGACACAGGTACCGAAAGGGGTCTTCACGGCTGACGCGATCACCCCGAACTACTCCGTCTCTCCGCAGCCTCGCCATCAGGTAAGCCAGGTAGAGGTCACGGGGTATAACGACATCACCCAGGAGAGTTGGACCGTTCGCTACCCCACAACCCCGAACGGGCTTGGGAGCGTCAGAAGGTATCCGGCGCGGCCTGCCCTGGACTGGAACGACCTAGTGATGCAGGCAAAGCTCCTCTGGCTTGCGAGTAACGGGGGAGCCGCGATCAGTATCGAGTGGGGGCAGCAAGACGACTTCCAGCTATTCGATATTGTCCCGCTCAGAGCAGTGATCGAGCAGTCTGGGGTACTGTACGGCCAGAGCGATCTGATGCTGACCAGGATCAGCTACAAGCAGGACGACCGTCATGCCTGGTCCTCAGGCACCGGGCTAGAGATGCGGGGGATCTAGTGCCAGTTCACCAGGTAAGCAAAGCCCAGGCCGGAATCATCCTCCGCAGGCGGATGGATAAGCGGTATCGTAGGCACCCTGAATACAACGTCGGGGACATTCGAGACATCGTGATCGAGGATGATCAGATCGTCGGTGCGCTTGTCGACATTTCTGGCGAGATCGCAGTAGTCGATCCTCCTCAGGGCCGGGGAATGGACTTCATGATCCCCGGTATGCAGTGGAGGATGAAGCGCGAGGCTGGGGACGTACTGGGGTCCAAATGGTCATTCGACATCTGCCTCACCAACCCGGTCGGGAACGCGAAGGATACCCCTGCCATCTACCTCCCGGTGCCCCAGGTTCAGGCCTCAACGCTTGGAGGCTTCAGGACTCACCAGGGACGTTCAGCGGGTGATCCTGGTGGCCCTATTCAAGCCGCCCTGACGGTCTTCCCTCGCTCAACCTGGTTGGGCCTCTACACCCTCTACGACTGGAAGGTTTCACATACCGCGATCCAATACCGGATCGCAGGGTCTGATCAGTGGGCCGCAACCGCCGTGGTGCCGCTCATGCCTCCCTTCCCGGTTCACTTCACTCTGGCGAGCGATATTCTGGCGAACACCACGACGATCCCGATCACCCTCCCGGCCTCAGGCTATGACCAAGTGCCTGCCGATGTTCCGCTGATATGGCGTATCGGCGGAGAGGTTATCAATGCTGTGTGGAACGGCATTACGACCCTGACGGTCGTTCAGTGGGACGGGGCCAGTAACTCAGAGCTCGGCCTCGGCTTTGTGGCGGACCCTGACGGTCGCGGACGCCCTGATGGGGAGGATGGGGCCTCTGTTCACGCAGCAGGCACCGACATCGAGCTACTGAACACCCAGGCTACCGTCCTAGACCTCAGCCCTGGCACAGCGTACCAATTCCGGGTCTGCGCAGTAGCGAGTAGTGGAAGGCAAGGCCCCTGGGGGGATATTGTCAGCTTCACAAGCTGGGCAGAGACTACACCGCCCCTGGCCCCTGCGAACCTGCTTGTCGATCAGCTATCAACCGGAATCAAGGCAACCTGGTCAGCGGTAAATCAGGATGAAGCTGGGAAGCCGAGGGCAGATGTGAAGCGATATGCGGTCCTGAGAGCAACGGCCAACCTAGGTGCAGCCTTCGCGATAGCGACCTACGGGCACCAGATGACGGAGGCCCAGTTAGCCACAGCCGTCGCAGCACAGCCAGCCAACACGGTCGCGCTGTATGACACCCGACTACAGGCTACAAGCGTGCTGGTTCCTGAGAAGGTAGGGAATGGAAACTACATCGGCATTGCCGCGATTGACTACTCAGGGAACTGGTCCGATTGGGCTTGGCAACAAGATAATGTCGCCCCTCCATACCCTAACCCGGCGCAAGTAATCATGTACGAGGTGGAGGAGGGGATCTCGTATAAGGTGCCGGAATCTAGCTCCTCCTTCAACAGCCAGAACGGAAGCCCGATTGCCAGCCCTGCCCACCGAGATCCAGGGTTCAAGCAATATGCCCTTTTAGTGGCAGGGGACGCAAATGGCGGCGGGGCCGCTGTTGCCGGGTATGGAGGCCCTGGATCATCTGGCGTGATCCCTATCAACGGAGGAGTTACCGGGTATTACAAGCTCGTAGCAGTCGATTCGGCGGGCAATATGAATAACGCTGCCGCCCCGAATAATCACGGGTTTACGACAGGTGGTAGCTGGAAGCTCATATTCAGCCGATATGCCGAGCTTGGCCTCCCTCCTAACGGAAACTTTCAGGTTCCAAACCAGACAGGCGCGGACGCAAAGGGCTGGACCCGATCCACTCTGAGTGTTCCTGCTACCTCTGGCTACTATGACACCGGAGGGAAAGAGGGAAACAAGGTTTATCGCTGGGACATGGTAGGCGGCTATGGGTACCCAGGGTCAGAGCAGTTCGTTGTTTACGGTGATATTGTCCGCATTATCCCGGCGTCTACCGGGGCTGGCACTGCCGAGATGTGGGTCTACCAAAACTCAGGGACGACCCGAAGCTACCTCCTGATGATCGGCCTAACCTGTAGCTCTGACGATAACGGTGTGCTGAACGATGCCGGATCTTTCTGGATCGACACGAATGCAGGTGTCAATATCCCTTCTGGCGTGTGGACACGGGTTCAGTTTACTCATGTCTCTAGCACGCTACTATCGAACGCCCGGTCTGGGTACTACTTTGCGTCCATCCGACCCCTCGCATCTATCAATGGGCCGACTAACTATTCGGTCTACATGGACGCCCTAAAGATGACGTTTAGCTAGATGGAACCTGTTTCGATGCTCCCGTCCCCACGCCTCGCTACCGTCTTTATTGTCGCGCCGAATGAGGCTATCGATGTTTCGGCAAGGCCGTGTGACACCTGTCTTGCCCTGAAGCAGCCCCATCGGGTTAGTCGATCAGTGTCGGTCGTTCAGGTTGAGGGAACACCGGATTATTACGACGAGAAGATGGATCTGCACACGCATAGCTTCAGGCAAGAGGTTCACAGCCTGAATTGCTCGAACGGGCACGAGAGGGCTGAGATATACATCGTCAAATGCCCTTCTTGCGGCTGGACCCTTGATCAAGAAGCCTGATCAGTAGGAGTCTGGGGCAGCCCATTCGGGCCATAACCACCCTAAAGCCTGCGTGTTACGCTTAGTAGCCGCAGGCTTTGTGATTCCTGCGAGGAGGATAAGTCCATGCGCATTCTCGACTTCTACGGGCAGGATAAGACCTCTCCGGTGGCGGACTGGCAGAAGGTCTTCCAGGTCCAGCCCTACCGGATCGGGCCGCAGACGGCTGAGTATGAAGCCATCATTGTTGGTGCCCGAGAGTACCGCCTGAATCTCACGCCCCTAGTCCTAGATGAAAACGGGAGTTTGTGCGGCTGGCCGGATGTCCAGGTCGCTCACTCGAACCCGGCAGTACGCGGGGTTGGTGACGGTGGAAGGGGTGTTCAAACCCAGGGCGGAATGGCCGAGCTATTCACCACTACCGAAGCAGGCACCAATGGCCTCCAACTCGGCGGAGGCAGCAAGATCGGCCCAGGTGGGCCTGTTGACACGATTTGGGTAGAAGGCCTGTTCTTCGGCCTGCCTATCGTCTCTGATGTAGTGAAGGTGGGCCTGTACTCCTCTGACATTGTGATGTCGCCAGTCTTCCTGCTCCGCAAGAAGGGATCGGGAGGCCCAATCACTCAGCCGCCAGCCCAGCCGGGAGGCCTCACCAAGGAGGCTATCGCCGCCATGATGAACAACCTGGCAACGGAAGTCCTGAAGCTGTGAGGCCAGTTCTCTCCCCGCATATCCAGTCATGGGCACACGCTGACTGGAGTGAGATCGCAACCCTCCGCAGCCCTTCCCTGAAGATCCTGAACACAGCGGCTGACCCCCTTGCGGTTGGCCGTTTCCTTGATCTCAACCCTGGATCAAGCCTCCTGATCAGGAAGGTTTGGGGAAGCCCTGACGATGAGCTACGGGTCGGGACAGGTGGGAAGGCCTCAGCCCAGGACGCCTTCAGGAGCATCGCTGACGACTTCCGCGAATGTAACTTCGCCGCGTGGGATCGGGGTCGCCCGGTCTACGTGGAGTTTGTCAACGAAGTGATCAACCCCTGGGACCGGATGCAGGCGATGAGCGAAACCTACGCCTGGTTCGCGGAGCTTTGTGAGGAGGTCACGGAGGCCCTTCTCCCGCTGGCCTACAGCATCCCGGCAGGCAACCCACCAGGGTACGGGTCAGCCGATGATCCGAACTACCCGAACCCGGTCTACCCTACCAGGGCGCATTCCCTTGCCGCCTGGATCAGGCATTGGAAGAATGGGCTAGAGGCCTGCGACTGGCGGATCGCCTATCACGCTTACGGTGCGCCGAAGGTCATGACCGAATGGCCTATGCTCGCTGGTCGCACTGATCTCCTCACTGAAGCTATCTCGCTGGCCTTCGGGAGCCATAACGCTGATGAGGTCCGGTACTGGCTCACAGAAGCCGGAATCGATGGAGGCGTGTATTCAGGGAGGAAGGACAAGGTAGCAGGCTGGAGAGGCCAGCTAGACGGCGAACCTGACCCTGAACAGGCCTACGCCGATAGCCTGGAGCAGGCCGCGAGGGTCTGGGGCAATGACCCGACCATCGTCGCGGTGTACCCCTTCCTTCACGGTGCGCAGGGCGACTGGACGGCCTCAGGCTTCCGGCTCGACGGCACCCCGAAGATCGCAAAGATGTGGAACGGCCTCCACCAAGAGGCCCTATCAACCGGAGGATCACCCGTGGAATACCAAAAGATTGACATCGAGATCGACGCTGGCCTTGCCGTTCTAGGGCAGGAGTGGCGATGTATCGTCCAGGCCACTATGAAGGGGAAGCCATGCGCCGATGGTGCCCTCACCCTGGAGGTCCGCCTCCCACGCAACCCTGACGGCGATGTGCTTTATACCCAGAAGCAGATCAACAGCCGCATGGTCTATGCCCTCAACCAGCAGGGTCAGGCGGTGACGAGCTTCGCGATCCCAGAGGATGCCCTCGGCCCCTCCGGGAAGGGTTCGATCACGATGATCGCAACGGTCGTGGACTTTGACGCTGGCCCGAACGGGACTGAGGCAGGCTTCGGAACCGCGACTGCTGAGGCCGAGATCACAGCCTTTGTCCCGGTGCCTACCCCTTCCGGCCCTAGCCCGGTTCAACCCGGCCCCACACCCGAGCCGTTCGTGCCGATGAACGAAACCCAACTCCTCCCGCCCATCGGGTCAGGCTATCACCGGATCTTCGCTATCCTGGGGCTTCAGTCTCAGTATGCTGACAAGATCAAGGAGCTAAGCGCTGAGGGCCATCAGGAGATTGATCGGATCAAGGCAAACCCTCAGAAGGCCCTCTAGCACTTCCTCTGGCAGCCTCCGAAGACGAGGGGCTGCCTATTGTGTTAGTGGGCAATCTGCCCGTCTATGACCTCAGGGATCGGTATAAGGGGTATAAGCCCCGCAACGCCCTGGATGTGAAGACCATCAGCATTCACCACTGGGCCGGGTTAGCCCTCCCTGAGGAGGCTACAGTCGCCCAGGAGATCGCGGCGATGGACGCGATTGATAGGCAGCACAAGGGTCAGGACTGGCCTGCCTACGCCTATCACTACACTGCGTTCCGATCCGGGAGGGTCTATAAGACGGGCGATGAGGCTGACTGGCGGTACGTCGCTGCTGGTGGCAACCATGAGACAGTCGCCATCGCCCTGCCGGGGGACTTCACAGCTTCCCCTCCGTTCGAGCGTCACTTACAGACGGTCGCAGGCCTCGTAGCCGAAATTCAATTCGAGTACGGCCCCGATCACCCGCTGACGGTCGTTCCTCATAAGTTCTATGGTGGAACAGCTTGCCCTGGGAATACCTGGCCGACATGGAAGGACGCTGTATCAGTCGCCCTCGGCAATAAGGAGGAGGCTAGCCCTTTTGATCAACGCCAGCAGGACGCAGACCTTATCGCTGGGGCCGCAGGGTTCCAGGGCTTCGATCCTCGGGTCCTGCTGGCGTTATGCATCGCTGAAGCGGAGCCTGAATCAGGCAGGCTGATCAACCCTACCAAGCGCAGGCCTGAAGACCCTGCCGATGACCTGAGTTACTGGCCCGATGTGTCTGGGGGCTGTTGTCAGCAGACAGTTCGATGGTCAGCCGAATACATCCAGGACTTCGGGAGGGTCTATAAGGAGTACCCTGGCCCCGAATACACGCAAGCTGTTTTGGAGAAGTATTACGACCCCCAGTATGCGCTTCAGGTGGCAGCTATGAAGCTCGCGGGGTTCCTGATCAAACACCCTGATCCAGTAGATGCGCTGTGCCTTTACAACAAAAACAGTGAAGACCCAGCGACAAACCCCCACCGTAACCGCTATGCTGAAAGTTATGGCCGTGCGGTGACTTTATGGGAGCTACTGGGGCGGTGATGAGTGGATGAAACCTTCAATGTCGCGGTGGGGCTTGCTGACAAGATTGGCACGCTTGCAATGTCGTTGGTGATCATCGTTTCACTCGTTACCAGGAAGGTTGTCCCTTTCGGCGCGTATCAAGAGAAGATTGACGAAATCACTGAACTGAAGGAAACCGTGCGGCTGCTCTTGGCAGGCTTCTCTAAGACTGCTGATACGGTGTCCGCCGCTGCTGTGACTGCCGTTGCGCAATCGCAGCAGCCAAACCCGTTGGTATCCCTCTCTCAGAGTGAGCGAGAAGACCTCGCGGCATTCATAGAGTGGAGACGCCAGCAAGGTAGGGGTGTCCGGTGATGGCGACCATTCGCAGGATCCTCGGCCTTGATCGTGCCAAGAAGGGGCCTAGTGCCGAACAGCTTCGTATTCGGAGTTATGTGCAGGACAGGAATGCTGAACTGGACAGGCTACAGCTAGAGTTGCTCCTAGTTTCTGGCCCTCCCCGCGTGCGAGGTAGTGACGATCATGGACTTCGATTTGAGTGATCTCGGGCTAGTTGTGCTGGTGATCCTTGCCCTCTACGGGGTAGTGGTCAACGTCCTGATGATTCCCGACATTGGCCGTGTTTTCGGCTTCGCTTCCGATGACACGCTGCCCATAGATACCCGGCTTTACGCTGGATCTATGGCCGTCAGGAGCAGCATTCGGACCCTAGTAAAGCTCCTGATTCTTGCGGCGGGGGCACTGGTAGCCGCGAGAATGAGGCTGCTGATTCCCCCGGTAGGGGATACGCTGATCGTGCTGGCGAACCTGGCGGTCGCCCTCCTGGACGTTGACAGCACGATCACGATGACGATCAACCGGAGGATGAGGGCGCGGAGAGAAGGCCTCGATAAGGACTGGCAGGCCTTCCAGGATCAGCGACACGCTGGGACGTGC